ACGCATCTAGCATTTTTTGATCGACTGAGGCATAGAATACCTTATCGTATTGCTTCATTGCCCATCTATCAAACGCTTGATTAAGTGCGTATATTCTTTCGAGCTGTTCACTTACTGTAATATCGTTCGGGATTAGGGGTCTGCTCATTACTTGCCTCGATACACAATCCTACACTTAGAAAGATCGTAAGGGCTCATTTCAATGCGGACTCGATCACCCGCTAGTATTTGAATTTTATTTTGTCTCATCTTGCCACTGATGTGACCTAGTATCACAGGACCGTTTTCTAGTTTAACTCTAAACATAGTGTTTGGCAGTACTTCCTGAATGACACCATCCATTGAAATTTGATCAGTTTTCGCCACGATTGTTTTTATTCTCCTTTAACCTATTTTGAACATTGGGCAGTTTAAAGATATGTTCGCAATATTTACGATTTTTAATTAAATTTTTTCACCTGCTTTAAAGCCGCGAAACCGAAGTGCTCGAGGGAATCGCAAACTGTAGACATCTTCGCTGTCTTGATTTTGAGTAATCGCGTCTGCCCGGACTTCCAATACCTGTCCGATAACTGTTTCATCGACTTCTGAACGTTGCTCGTCTGTCCATCCTGAGCCAACGCTTACTCGAATAAATTTACCGTCATCTTCGCCTTCACAGATAACAGCCCCCATCTTACCTTCATTTTTACCTGTTCCGGGTTCGACACCTACAATAGTCAAGCTAACTTCAATAAACGGTTTTATTTTCAACCAACTTGTGCTGCGCTTACATTCGTAGGCTGCGTCCGGAACTTTTACAAGTATACCTTCAAATCCGTCTTCGATTGCTTGCTTGTTAAATTCTTTGAATTGAAGTTCACCTACGTAACTGTCGAGGTCGACTTCAATTTGAGGAATGATGTCGATTCCGCCGCATTTATCGAATACGGGCTTTAGAGTTTTAAGTAGAGCGCTACGACGTTTTTGACCTAGCACACTTTTGCCCTTCTTAAATTCACTAAGCGGAATAATATCAAATGCCATTAGACGAGCATCGTTGGCTTGTACATCGTCTTTGCGATGTACCTGCTTCATTAGCGCCTGGAATGAATTTGACACAACCTCTCCGTCGATAACATAGCTTCGACCAATAAGATCGATGTTAGCCAATAGGCCATCTGTAATGTGACTAAAGTTTTCCAATACTTTACCATTTCGTGTGTATTGGACCACGGTACGGGCATCATAGTCGACGACGGTAAGACAACGTACTCCGTCCAACTTTGGCTCGATGAGTCGAACACCATTAATTTTCTTTTCATGGTTTGCTCCGTCGTGTGCTAGCATGCATTCGAACACAGGCACTGCATTCTTTTTAATTTTATTGATAGTCTTTTCGCTAACGCCGCATCGAAGATCTTTAATCAGAATACGACGATACCAATCGTTCCACTGTTGTTGAGTACTAGCAGACAGTGCGAGCTCGATTGCTTTTCGGGCGTCGTCGCCAGTGAGCTGTCGTGTGCTCAAAAGATCACATAGTTCTTTAAACGCAGCCCAAGGAAGTCCTTGCCCGTTTGGGCCTCCGTGAGTAGGTACTTTTTTAACACCAAAAGTAATATAAGGACTAAGAGCAAGATTGAATCCTTCAAACAACTCTCGGTTGTCTTTTTGAGCTTCAATGATTGCTTCTTTGTTAAGGCGGCTAGAATGTTCTTCCAGGCTACGGATTACGCTGTCGCAAGAGTCTGTCATAGTGTAAACAAGTTCTGTGTTAATGTGTTTATTTTAAAGCCAAAAGGGCTAAGGATCAAGAAAGATTTTAACATCATAGATCAGTGTTGACAGTTTCAGTAAGTGTTATCATACAAATATTTATTGAGTAAATATCAGTACTTAAACATTTTAGAGGCGCCGATGAGACCTTGGACTAGAGACGATACTAAATGCTGGATCGAAGCACTTGAAGGTAGGCTTGAAGATATTACCTATTATCTCGATCGTACTACTAAATGGTGCGAAAACAACTATGTCGAAAACGACAAAACGGTATTCATGTGTTGCTTCTTAACTTGTATTTGGGTAAGCCAAATGCGGGGAGAAAGCATTAGTTTTATAGAACTAATGGAAATATTAGGCATTGACGACGTAGTCGAACACAAGTTCGAAGAAAAGTTCTATGAATTAGACCCAGAATATTTAGAACTTGATCACGAAGAACTACTACAACAGGCAGTGGAAAAATTAGGTTACGATTCGGACGACGAAGATTGATCACTTACCGCTGTAATCTTTAACGCGGCCGCCATGGACTTCACTTTTGGCTTTTTTGCCTCTAAGAGGAGTTCCGCTGCCTTTAACCCCTTGTTTCCCAGTGCCATCAGTGTGGCCGCTGTCGTGGGCACGAAGCCCAAGGCTAACACACTGCGCATACCTAACATTACTTAGGCGTTTAACTGCGCATTGGCTAGCTGTGGGCTTGGGTAGTTTCTTTTCCAAAAGTTCTTGTATTCGCATTCAAATATTTATTATTTGAGAAGCGAAAGAACTCCGGGTTCAATAAAAGACATGCTGTCCGATTTTTGCGATACGCTTCCTATTCCAGTTCGGATTAATGCGAGCCGCATGAAAGAACAACGCTTTCTCTAGTCTAGGTAATCGAAACCCTTCTAGTAGGACTTTCTTAGCAGCAATCATGCTTTCATTATAAGTAGGCCAATGAATCGGCCGGTTCTTTAACACATGATTACAATGCCAACTAAATTCGCAGGTTACTTTTTCGCCGGATACATTTTTTTGATAAACAGTACGACAAACATCGCTAGGAAACTTGCCGCTGTTAACGCGGTTAATTGTAACCTGTGCTACAGCAATTTTGCCTTCAAACGATTCAGCACCTGCTTCGTAATAGATATTTTTTGCAAGGCAAGCTAATTCTCGCTCTTGCATTTTTGATGTGATATTGGAACTTTCTACCGCCTCTGGTAAATTATTCGGAATTAAACTTTCCGACTGGGCTGGTAGCGGTACAGCGGCCAATGAGCATAATGTCATCAGCACCACCATAAGCATTGTGATTATTCGCTTTGGTAGTCGTGGCTGTGTCTGTTCCCTATCAAATACAGTTGTAGTCATTTTTGACCTCCTTTACTGATAGTGGTAAGTTAATTTATAACGAACCAACAATTATACAGTAAAAAGTGGCAAAAATCAACTAGTTTTTAATTATAAGGTCCATTGTCCACGACTGGCGGAAGCGACACTGCAGTAACTGTAGGATTTTTAAATGGACTGATCCAATTTTCACCATCCATGCCGACAGCAGTAACTGTAAAACCAGCAGCAGCGCATCTCTCTATAAAATAGTTGTAAGATGCTTCTACTGTATAAAAAGTCATGCTGCCCGAGCCGTCGACGGAAATTTTAACTTGAGTGCCTGCTGGGTACTCAGCTAGTCCGCATAGAGCGAACCAGTCGCTCCTTGAGCCTACCCTTCCGATGTCTCTGTTTACTGCAATAGGCCCGACTCCTAAATTAGAAGAAGTAAAATTGCTTGGTTCCCTTAGGCTACCTCTGCCTGGGCCTCCGGGTTGTAGTAGATAGAGTTTGTCTCTTGGATGGTTGACTAAGTAAGTATTCCAATCAGTCTGAAGAGTTAATGCGGAAACGTCATCGGCTTCGTCAATAACGGCAATATTAACATTGTTGTATCCAGGAGTCTTGACAGTTGCTGTTCTGACACCAATAGTTGTCATGCCGATTAACTTTAATGTGTTAGCACCACCGGCTCCGAGATTGGTCTTTCGCGAGGGCAAGTAAGAATAATATATCGGCAATTGAGTAATACCGGCCAATGTAGCATCTTCCGCAGTCCCGCTAGTAGTAGTCTTCCCATTCCAAATGAATGTTAGGTTGCCTTTTCCGTCGCTGTCGATTGATAAAATAGATCCAGCACTAGAAGTTCCGGCAGTGCCAAAATATGCTCCGTAGTTGCTAAAGTTACTCGCACTAACAAACACAGGATAAAAGTTCTTAACTAGATAGTTGGCTATCTGATAAGTTTTAGCTACATTAGGCTCAATTGGGATTCTGTAAACTTCTGGCCAATACGCATATGGAATTGTAGATCTTACAGTATTTAGAGTAGACCAAACAATATTTCCTGCTGGATTTTTAATGGTAGTGGCTACACCTCCTGGGTTTCCTGACCCTCCTGGTATATTTCTAAATCCTAATTTAATAGTATGCTCGCCGGCTGGTAGATTTACAACGCTAGTCCAAGATCTCTTAAAATTATCGCCGGTTACACTAAGTCGCTCAATGACGCGAGACCCATCAATCTCAACATATCCGCTATCATCAGCAGCCCATTCTACTGTGTAATTTCCTGTGCTGTTTGCTGTAAATTTGTATTGGCGTATTAAAAATGTGTTAGAATAAGGATAACTGTTGTACCCATTCCACGACGGGTTAACTGGCCAGACGCCGTAGGTGTTTATGAATGTACCCCAGCTGCTTCCGTAGCTGATTCGATACATCGGATCTCCAAAATCTTTATCAAATGTACCCCATTGCTCATCACCGGTTATTCCTAGCTGATCAGTATTAACATAGCTAGCATTGTAATTGTTAGCTGAGAGCGTAGGTGCTCCATCAGCTCCCGAACCTACTCCAATTGTAAGATGAAGCTTGCCTCCTATTCTATCGTAGCTCATGCCCATAACAGCGTTATTGCTTTCAAACGCACTGGTCCATTTTACTAGATTTCCGTCTGCTAACGAATCTACCTCTAGGGTTAAATTAACTGTTTTTGTCACTGAAACATTTGTTCCAGTTAGATCAGTGGCATATACAGTAATAGTCAAATCGACACTGTATGTTCCTAGGTTGTTTACTTGAAGAGGGGAAAATTGTACACTCGGACCTTTTAATACATTTTGAGCCGTTGGAAATAGTTGAAATGCGTTAACTGCCTCAGTGCTCGGTGCTCCTTCGAACTCTTGATTAGAGATGCTAGCATCGTACCCGGGATTTGATAGTGTGCGGCGTAAGGTCCCAAATCTAGGAGTTATAGTATAATTGAACAGCTTTGGAACACTACTAGTTACACTATAATTGATCAGTGTTTTGTCGTAAAAATCCCCATAACCGTAGCCTTCATTATAAAACTTATTACTAGTCCTAGAACGAACACTATCACTGGTTGCGTCTACTGATTGAAAAAATACCTGTTTAACAGCAGCGCTATTGTAAACACCCCCGTAATTAGTTTTAATATAACTAACCCAGAAATTTAGCCCAGCAGCATCCGGCTTTCTGTAGAGGGCATATCGTTGAACTCCGTCAATAACTCCGAAGTTAGTGTTCGGCAAATAGTAGGTGTTGGCAATGTTTATACCTAGCGTTTTATCGCTACTACTTAAATTATATTCTTCTGCCCAATCATCATAGGTATACAAGCTAGCAAGATCTACTAAGGCTATATCAAAATCAAACTCAGGAGCAGTTACATTTTGAACAGTAGACACTACTACCGTTTGATCATCGGCATCACTAGTAATTAAGATAGAATTATAGAAAGTACCTATTTCAGTAGTTGATTCTACCGGTTCATAATAGTAAACTAATACATCGTACTCTTTATTTGCAGCTAATGTCAACGGAAGTGTAACCGGAATATTAAATGGGCTTTCTTCGCTGAGATTAGTTGCTGTGCTTAGAGCATATCCTGATACTCCTAGGCTAGTAGCAAATATACTAGATATAGTAACTGGTTCAGCTCCTACATTACTTAACTTTAAATACTGAGGAGCGCTTCTCTGACCAGCACTAAAGGTGAACGGTTCTAGAGATCCGACCTGTAGTATTTTTCTGTCCTCAACTAACGCCGGGCGAACCGCAGAAATCGCATCAGTAGAATAATACAACGTCTCAACACTAATCGGAGTCACTGTGATTGTAGATACCGAAACTGGCGGAGTTATTGAAGAAACTACAGTAACAGTATTAGAGTTTTTAGTATAGGTAATTGTAGCTGTAAAAACTCCGCTGTTGGTATTAGTCGAATAACTAGTAGACGTAGTGCTATAGGCCAGCCAGCGGCTTCTTGTATAAGGATCTGTTATTAACTTACTATAAGGAGCTTTAGCATGGTTTACAAAATTTACAAAACTTTGATCTTGAATACTACTTACAGTTCCGGCAGAATCAATAGTAGATATAATATAACCACCTAGGTTAAAATGATAATGCGGTCTGCGAGCATTTCCCCAGTTATATGCTCGTTCAATTTGGACTTCAGAATCCCAACCGGTATTGATGTGATTTGTTGAACTAACAGAAGTAGCCAATTGACTCGCATGTACAGTAAGGCTATTAGCCACTGCTGTTGTAGCAGCACTGGCCAAGGTATTTACAAAATCAGCATAGATCAAATTACCCTGAGTAGGTGGTGTTAAATCTGGTATGTCTGACCCTGTTTGATGCTTGATACATTTATTAACATCAGAATACAGTGCGTCCCAATGATTAGCAGACGCTACTATGTTAGTAGTAGCAGTAGATGATGCTCGAATACCAGAACCGTAACCTCCTACAGTAGAGTTTAGAATTTTTGAGATATTTTCAAAAATGAGATTATAGCTACTAGTGGTAATAGTTGATCCGACAGATACAGTCATGTTAAAATAGTCCTTAGCCCTTATCTGATATTTAGTCACATTCTTATAAGGTACTGACTAGCAAGTCTAAATATACGCAGAGAACTATTATGAAACGAATGAAACACAGCGGCGCTTTAGGCGACCTTATCTACAGTCTGGCCCTGATGAAACATCTAGGGGGTGGAGAATTCTACCTTCATTTGCATCAAATTGATTGGATTGGCCAGCACTACTACGGCAGCAAGCCTAACCCATTTCATCAGGGTCGCATGACTCAAGCAGACTTTGACTACATGCGGGATTTCATGTTAGCCCAGGACTATGTTACGGACTTCAAAGTCCTGGACAAGAATACTGAGATCACCCACAATCTAGATCGATTCCGACCCTTGTTTGTAGGCCACCCAGGTAACTACGTAGACATCTATAGTACTGCATTCGGTATCACTGATCAAGCCACGCGCGACACAATTCGAACCACTCCTTGGCTCACAGTACCCCGACCCCGGGTTATCGAGGGTCGAGATGTTGTGATCAACAGAACTAGTCGTTGGCTACCCTCAGTGTTAGATGCTCAGTGGCATCGGTGGCGTATCGAGGGCATGGAAGCTCGCAGTGTATTTGTGGGCCTGGCCGATGAACATCAAGCATTCAAAGAAGCTACCGGATGGGATATCCCCTGGGTCGAAACTCGCACACAGCTCGAACTGGCTTCGGTGATCGCCGGAGCTAAACTATTCATCGGTAATCAAAGCCAGGCTCTGGCCCTGGCTATTGGCCTGGGGGTACCCTACCACTGTGAACTGCGCCGAGACCTACCCCGAGAACGTAACGAATGTTATTTCCCCAACCAACCTAATGGACATTATTTCTAACATGACTAAGAAAAAGAAAAGACTGGGAATTTTGCAATCAAGAGGCCTGGGTGATATTGTAATCGCCCTACCTATAGCACACCACTACCATAACATGGGCCATGAGATCTACTGGCCCATCTGCGAAGAATTCCTAAGCAGTGTCAAGGATACGGTGCCCTGGGTTAAATGGGTGCCCATAGCCAAAGACACAGGTGCGTTCTTCTATGATGTGCCCATGGGACGCCTGCGCAATCTCAAGGTCGAAAATGCTCTATGTCTCTATCAGGCCCTAACTGGGCACCCTGAACTGACTCAACGTCCTGAGTTTCAGATCACCAAGTTTGATCAACTCAAGTATCATGCTGCTGGGGTACCTTTTCTAGACAAGTGGACTCTCAGGGACTGTATTACCCGAGCCCCCCTGCGCGAGCAAGCACTGAAAGATCAGCTTGGGATCAAAGCCGACGAACCCTATGTGGTTGTACATCTAGAGGGCAGCGATCATCGAGCAACGTTCGACCCTAGTTGGATCCCCCAGGGTTGGCGCGTCATTGAACTCGCACAGCTCACAGACTCAGTGTTTGATTGGCTGGGTATCCTAGAGGGCGCAGAAGCTATTGTGGCTGTGGACTCAGTGGTCAGCAACATTGTGGATCAGCTTAGGATTACTGAGTCTGTGGACTGCTACTTTATTCCCCGCAGCCACATACACCTGACCCCGGTACTAGGCGGAGCATGGACTGTGTTAGACCCTGATCCAGAAGTTCTGAAACGGATCAGCATATTCAAGGCCAGTTAATTATAGCCAAGCCACTCTTAAGAGTGTTAAGGCTGTTCTGGGTTGGGCATAGCCAGCGGTTGGGCTAGCCCTTCCGCAATTGGATATTTTACGCCCGCGGGAATCATACTCGGATCGAGTATATCCCCTGTGCCATCAACGTCCCGCAGCGCATGGATACAGTAGGCCACTGTATTTGCTTCTAGTGCGGTGAGCTTGTGCTCTTGGCCGGCCTGTATGTAGATCATACTAGGGGCTCGAAATTCTGTGATTTGCCCTTGGACTTCGACTGCTACTGACCCCCGGGCCAGCAGTGTTAGATGGTCGTACAGGTGCTGATGCCCGGCCTTAACTGTACCAGCTCGAGAAAAGTGCATTTGTTTACACCAGAGATTGGCCACATAGGCTACCTGTACATTGAGCCCTGGATCAATTGATTCTGTCATAGTGTTGTGGTCGTGAAAGGTTTATTAATAGCAGTGTCAACGTATACAACTTCGCCGGTTTCTTTTATCAATTGTGTTGGGTCTAATCCAAGGGCAGCGACTAGTGTAGGGTCTACCTCAGAAACTGGCCCATCGGGCGCAGACAGTATAGCAACTTGATCCATTAGATAGTTGTGTAGAGCTAATCCTCTAAGCTCCTCGCCAGTTTCCGTTAATGGTATTGTTATTTTAGCTTCATGAGTTTCTTGATATTCGATGATCAGTTCCCCGGTAACTGAGTCTCGATTAATCACTTGATAGACATTTTCCATTTTAACTAGTTTCCTTATATTATGATTAATTATTGTTTGGTGTAGATGTAGAATACGTTACCGTTGGCAAAACTAAACTCAGGAGTGCTAGCCAATCCCCCTGATACGTAGCCACTGTAAGTCTCATAACCCGGGACATACTGCGCAACCTTCCAATCAACGTATATGTTACTGTTACTGGTATTAAACAAAGCCCGCATGCTGTAGGCATTGTACCAGTTTGATGACCAGGATATAGTGGGTAGACTCAGAGCACTCCAGTTCGAGGGCACAGGTATTCGATATCTTGAGTCGCTGTAGACCGTGGGTACAATAAACACAAGGAATTGCCCGGGCTGCAGGACCACATCCCAGTACCGGATCTCACTTTCAGTGCCAGCAAATACAACTCTGTTATAGCCGCCATTGGGCACAACCACTTCCGAGTAGTCCCAAGCGCCCTGTATATTGAATTGTCCAGGCCAGTTTCCTCTGTTATTACTACTTCTAGACCATGTAACTGAACTGTTGGTCAAGTTTTGTACATTGGTATTGTTGATCCAGTGACTGCGAGCAACATAGTTTCTATTGTCTACTGCTGATGTATAAGTACCCGAACCAATAGCACCAGCACCACTGTAGTTATTAGTACTGCTGGTGATAGTCGACCCCGACAGTCCCATGACATAGGTCAGCGTGGTCATCCTCCTGCTGAGCACGGGTGTGGTAATATTCCAAGTCCAGTTAGTGGTATAGGATGAGTTATATCTAGTGTATGAAGTATTAACCCAAAGATCGTCCCCGGGATAAACATCAGTAGACGGGGAGTATGCCCTAATATACTGTGTTCGATTATTCCAGAAATCCTGAAGTATGGTAACCGCACTGGCTTCTTTCATGGCCCCATAGAAGTTTCGCATGCTGATCTGTCCACTAGAGGGTATAGTAGTAGCAACTCCCCCGGGATAGCCTAGAGTCCCGGGTAATACATAACTACCCCCACTATAGTACTCACTGAGACTGGGAGTAGCATCTCCTCCGAATTCTGCCTTAATATCACTGATGCTCAAGGCACCCGATGTTTTTATTGTCATAGTTGAATATGTGCATATAAGATCGTATAGATCCTTTTTGATATTTATCGATCTAACTGCGCACATAAGCAATGACCTAAGCAGATATATGTAACAATAAAATTAACAACAATACTAATAACAACTTTAATAACGAGACTAACGAGACTAACAGTGATAGATCTGCTCAATACCCCGCTGTAGCTGATCACAGATATAAGAATACATGTGTAGATCTAACTAACATATACCCCGCTGCAGCTGATCTAGAGATCATAGACAGCGTAGAACTCTCTATATAAGGATACCCCGCTGCAAG